AACGACATAAACGTGTGCAAGAAACTCATTATACCTCCCCCTTGTGTTCTTTGTGCTTGCCTCAAAGGATTGTAATAGTTCGTCAATTTGTGGGTTCATGATTAATAAAGTTTAAGATGAAATGAACTTGGAACTTTAACAGCACTTGGCACTCTTGCCATCAATAATTTTTCAGCTTCCTCTTCAGCGTCTTCCATTTTCATTTTTTTAGAGTCTTGTAAATTTTTTACTATTGCATTAAATTCTGCCTTTCTGCTAGTCTGCCCCTTTGCAACTGCAGCCTTCCATAAATCAAATACCATTTCTACAGGATCTTTAGATTTTTCTATTGATAATAAAATCTCAAGATCATTTTGAATATCTTTCAATCTTTTACTATTTCCTTGAAGTCCTTTTTGATTTGCCTCAGTCGAAGATAATTTATAAGGTTTATCTCCAAGATTACTAAAAACCGTTTTACAAAGTAGATCAAAATATCTTTTAGCAGATTTTGCTCTCTCAATTTTATCTTTTCCTACCTGAGCACTACCACTACCATCTATCATATCACCATTCTTCATTCCATCTATTTTATTTCTAATAGCTCTAAGTTTTGAAGCAATTTGCGGAGTCCAAAGAATTTCGTTCATATTTTCAATTCCTAAAGATCCACTCTGAGCTTCACTATATCGTTTTTGTGGTTTTGCAGATGCTCTATATCCTGTGGGAGTATCTTCAAATGTCAAATAATTAAACTCTCTAACATATGCTTTTTCTCCTTTTTGATTATATATTACAGTGTCAAGTTCCATAGTATATCTCAGTTTTGTTCCTGATGAATCCTTTCCACCACCAGCAACATAATATTGCGAATATTCCCTTAAGGGAAATTCTTTTCTAACTAATTTTGGATCATTTGGTCTCCCTTTAACATTTTTTCTTGGATCATTTATAGCAGCAAGTCTAAAAGAATATGATCCAAATTTACTATTCTTTTCATCTCTACCCTTATACCTATTAAAACTAGCCTTCTTCAATGATACTGGATATAATTCTTTACTATCATACAAATCTAATATTAATTGGTTTAATCCCATTATTGCTTCTATACCCAAAGCCTTTTTGCCTCTATTTGGTCTATCATAAAATGCTTTAGTATCTTTTAAATATTTTTTGATTTTTGTAACAGCAGTTTGCTTATAAAACCAAACATCTGCAGGATTCCATCTATCAAGAGTTCCTGCAAAACCATAAAACTTAAGAAGATCCCCCAAAACCGTATCCAAACCAGTTAATTTATAAAATTCTCCTTGCCTAAGAACTTTCATTTTAGATGCTCCAGCCACAGCACCATTTCTTAAAAATCTTGTTGCTTGATACTTAAGAGCTCCATCCCAACCACCACCATCCACCTTTTTACCCGTAAGAGAACTTACAAATTTTTTACCGGAAGTTCCCTTTGTGAAATATTTTTCGGCATCTGCTACAGAAAATCTATTTCTATTATCAATAGCTTTTAGGTCTTCCCCCAAAATTGCAATAAGTTTTGTTAGTCCTGCCTTTCTTAAAAAAGATTCTAAAGTATTACCTGATTGAAAATAATCGACCCAGTATTCTGCACTTATTTGATCCTTTCCTATTTTAAAATTGGGATATTTATTAGCAATATAAAAATAAACAAGAAACCAACTTTCACCCAGAGCAGCACCAGATACTTTTTTTTCTTTAGCCAACATGGCACAGATACTTTTTTAAGTATTTATCAATGGAGTTAAGGGGACTCGAACCCCTAACCCCCTGCTTGCAAAGCAGGTGCTCTACCAATTGAGCTATAACCCCTTGAGATAGTCCCTTTCTTTTTGATAAGGAACATTCTCACCAGTGTAAATTTTCCATCCTTCATGAAGTTCGGGAACTAACCACTGGTCAACCCGATAACAATACTGCCAGTTAACGGGTTGTATACAATTCATTATAACCACTGACCAAAATGCTGTCAAGTAGTTAATGATTGTATACATTATTCTTCCTTAAGTGCCTCTTCGATTTGTTCATCAAGACTTACAATTGCTTGACGAATATCAATCACACGTTGCGGACAACATGTAGGATCATAAGTATATCCTTTTATATCAGTAAATAATGACTGACGAACTGCTGCTGCCTGATAGACAGATAGTTCTAATGTTACTTTTTTATCTTGACTCATCGTCCAAACCTCTTATCCATTTTTAGTTTAATAAAATACATACCCAATAACCAGAGAGAAAAGAGAAGTCCTTCCCCATAACTCATAGTATTCCATGCATGAACTGCACCATCCATTATACATCCCCCTCAACACGGTTTTCAGAATGATGAACATCAAACTCACCACCAGGATATCGTGACTTGAGTTTATCAACATTCATCTCAATAATATCATCAAGAGAAATATTGAGACCCATACATGCTTGTGCGACATACCACATAATATCACCAAGTTCACGTTTCATATGAAACATATTTTCTTCGGTGACTGGTTTACCCTGAAAAATAATCTTCTTTACAATCTCGGTAAACTCACCTGCTTCGGCACACATACCAACAGAGGCAGTGAGAAGTCGATGGGTTTCAAATCCTTCTCCACGAAGTTCCTGAATACGATACTCAAAGGCATCGGCATCTTGACTGGGTTGAGATGTGACGGCATTCACAAACTCAAGATAGGCATCAGTGTTTACTTTACTCATAATTCTAATTTAGATTGCTCTACATTGTATAGTTTCATTTTATCACAGTCAACACCAATTGTAAATCTTCGATTTTTATCGGGGTAGGTATATCTATTTTTTACTTGTGTCACTGTATAAGAAGATGTAGTTTTATCTGTAATTTCAATACCAAAGCTCATTAACGCAGCTACTCCACCTATGATCGGTGTCACACGATTAGAGTTTGCAGAAACTAAAATAGGTATTTTATGATCCACACAAGTTTTATGATACTGAAGTGCCACATTATCATTATCCCTATTACTAGTACTATCAATAAGGATAATATCAGGTTCAACACAAATATTATGTTCTATATCATCTTCATAATTACTCATAAATTCTGCAAAAGATGAGTAATTATCATAGTCGTCAATAACTGTAAGATTACCAAGAGTTTTTAGAGTTTGTAGATTTAAACTATCATAAAAAGATTTTTCTTTATCATATAAATTTAAAATAGTATCATTTAAGAGATTTGCTTGAATCCTTTCATAAATTCTCTCTTGAGGTAATTCACTAGTAATAAAAAGAACATTTTTATTCTGTCTCATAGCAGAAGCTGCAACATGACACAGGAACAAAGTCTTTCCAGAACCAGTATTTGAAAAAAGATAGTTTAAGGATCTATCACGCAAACCACCACCTGTAATTTTGTCTAATACGTCAACTTCAAAACTAATTGGGGTTTCTTTATAATTACCAAATTTAAACAAATCGAATTTACTCATAAGTCCAAAGGTTGTTGTTGTGTGTCTGGTAATTTTTGCTGTAGAGGGATTTCTTGACCCTCAATTTTGATAGAAGGAATCTTTAGAGATTCCAAAGGTTCGATAGTGACTGTCTCTTTCCACTCTAAACGATTAGATTTGAAAGTGCCTTTACGACATTCTGCTAACCATTTAGCATCTCTTTCGTTTCCACAGTCAGCAATCTTATTTCCTTTATTATCATATACTGTATAGTAAATCAAAACTTGAATCCGTCAAATGACTTCTTAGGTTTATCTTCGTAATTATACTCTTCTTCCTGTCCAGAGTCAAGTATATTGTCTTGTGCCGTTTGTTCGCAATCATAAAGACGCATCTTAGCACGATCGATTCCAACAATAAATCTCTTGTTTACTGTCGGATCATTGTATCGATTCTTTAACTGCTTCACCATAATCTGTCCAACCTGCTCAAGTTCCTCTGTGCTAATAAGGGCAAACATAAGATCAGCAGTAGCAGGGAGACCAAAGGACTCAGAAGTGTCAGTAAGGTCAACGTCAGAGCTACCATAACCAGAACGAGTGGTCTGGGTGGCAGATACGATAGGGACCTCGGTTTCGACAGCCAACCCTCTAAGCTCCTCTGCAATAGCCTTAATATAGCTATATGAATTGACAGACATACCTGACTTATATCGGGAGGAAGCACATATATTAAGGTAATCAATGAAAATAATATCAGGTCTAAATGACTTTTTAAGTGCAAGTTCATTAAGAAGTGCTTTAAAGTGTCCACTATGAGCACTCGCAGTTGGATATTCTTTAATTATAAGAGACCCCTGAGTTTTTGCTGCTAACTTAGTCACTTTGTTTTCAAACGTTGACTTTGGAAGTTCACTTAAATCTTGGATTGGAACATTGAGGAGGTTGGCATCAATTCGTTCAGCAATTTTTTCTTCTGCCATCTCCATTGTAATATAGAGAACGTTCCGTCCTTGGAGCAACACGGAGCTAGCAACATGGCACATGAATAGAGATTTGCCGACACCAGTATTATGAGAGGAAACACCATTAGTATAATATCTATGATTTGAATGATTTACATTAATATCAACAATAGGTATTTGATT